CGAAGGCATAGCTAGGTGTGCCGGTTTTGTTGCTGGGGCGGAAAAGCGAACTGATGCCCATCACGATGAGGTTTCCGGCAATGCCGGTGGCACCAGCCAGCACCGCAGCAGTGGCGGTGGCATTCATGCCCAGCATGGTGAAACCGGCAATCGCGCCGCCCGGTCCGGTGACAACCGTCATGGCAATCACCGCGGCAGCCACGGCCAGCATGCCCAGCGTGCGCGTGACAGCAGAACCGGCCACCGAGGGCAGGCAGACAATGCAGTCGCCCTCGCGCGGCATAATGCCTTCCCACTGCTCGGCGGGATAGTGGCGGCCATTCAGGGAAATCTGCAGCCCGCGCGGGTCGGCATAAATCTGGCGCAGATACTCCATCAGGCGCTGCTGCGGCACCACAGGGAATTTATGGACCACCTTGCTATCCACCGGCTGCAGCGGGTTGCGGACTTCAATAATCGTTAGCATGCAATCCCCTTGTCGCCGACGCGGAGTTGGTAAAAGCCGAGAATGCGCGGCCGCCAGAGCGGGTCCAGCACACTGGAAACAATGCAGCCGGTGTCGCGGCGCGTATGCAGAAAGCGGAAGCCATCCACCATCAGGCCGAGATGATAGGCGTTGACGTCATCGCGCAGCAGCACCATGGCGCCGGTTTCCGGCCCCTTCAACTTGGGGCAATCGGCCACGCGGCTGTAATCCTCCGCCGCCTGCCGGTGAAACTCGGCCGAGCAGCTAAGGTAGTTGGGCGGTTCCAGCCCAAGGCGGTGCGCCATTTCCAGCACCAGCCCCACGCAGTCAAAGGCATCGGGGCCACGGCTGCCCAGCTTGAAGGGCTTGCCGATAAGGTCGGCATAGAGCTGCCGGTCGAGTTTGGGAAGAATCGCCGGCATTACACCACCGCCGTGCTGGCATCATTCGTGTCAATGCCCGGGAAGCCGCCGAAGCGGGCTTGATTGTTGTGGGCCTCGCAGCCGGTCGTGCCGTCCAGCGTCTTACTGCAACTGGTCTGGAAGAATGTCAGCGAAACGCCGGTGGCGGAGGCAGTCGCAGCAAAGCCGGTGGAAAGCGTGATGACGGGGTCGCCGCTGAGCGGGAAGTAGGTGCTGGCCACCGTGGCATCCGCGGGGATGCCCGTGCCGGAAACTCCATAGCCCGCTGTGACGCCGGCAGCCGAGCCGCCGGTGATGGTGAGGTTCAGCGAACCGCTGACCAGCGTGGCCGTGGCTGTTTTTCCCACATAGCCACACTGCGCGGAGCGATATTGCCAGATGCAGTCATTGGGGCGATACATGAAGATGGGAAAAAGTCGACGCAGTGGCGAGGGCGCGCCCAGTTTGAAGTGCACCAGCTTGGAATCGCAGGATACCTGCACCACCTGAAAGGACAGCGTTAGATCAGGTTCACCCAGCGCGTTGACGGGGTTGACGGCATACAGCGTGAGGTTTGCGCCGGTCAGCCCCCGATATTGCTCAATCAGCGGCTGCAGCACGCGCATGACGTTCGAGGCCTGCAACTCCATGGTCTGCACGCGGCCATCGCTGCCCTGCTGATATTCACCCACCGAGAAGTTGAAGGCGGTGTAGACCTGCGGACCGTTGCCGTCATTCGCGTCAAAGGTCACATCGTCGGTATTGCGTGCGAGGCGCAGATGGTACTGCGTGGCTGTGGGATTCAACGCGCCCGGATATTGCAGGTCGGCGAGCAGCAGGAACGGGTCGCCGCTGCTGAGCTGATGCCGCTGCAGGTTGGCGAGGACGGAAAGCAGGTTGATGGAGGGCGCCGGTTGCAGGCTCATTACACCTCCCGAATATCGAACTGGCAGTTATAGCGGTAGCCGGCGGGAGTGCCCAGGCTGTCGGCACCGATATATCCCGCATCGCTGTATTTGATGAGCGTGGCAAAGCGCACCGTGTACGTCTCCGGCGAGACCAGCTTGCGCGGGTCGGTAAAGAGGAACGGCAGAGCGCCATAGACCACGGTCTGCGTCAGAAACTCATCGAGGATGTACTTGTCCTGCTCACTGAGCAGGTCGATGTTGATGTGGAAGGTGCGGCGGCGGCGGGTAAAGCGGGCGCGGGTGGACTCCATACCGTTTTCCAACGGGTCACGCAGGGTCGGGTCGACCGTGTCCTCAGAGTTCTTGAGGGAGATGGCGCGCGAAATCTCGGGGAAGTTGGGAAGGCTCACGGCGGGATGATGCCCCCAGTTGCCGATTTTGGGCAAACCGGCGCATGCTGCAACCATGTTTACCGCGCGCGTCGACGTTTCGGGACCGTTGGCAGGGTGCCAGCAGCTCCGCACAGAGCAGTTGCCCTGGACGCTGGCCCGCGCCCTGACGATGACGGCGCAGCAGGGGCAGGCCGCCAGCCGGGAAGTGGCCGGAGCAGTTTTCAAACTGCGGAACGACTGGACGCTGCAAAATATCCGCATCAAAGCGGCCACCAAGACGATGCCTGTGGCGGAGGTGAATGCCGACACCAGCAACCGGCAGACCGGCGCGCCGGATTACCTCTCTCGCCAGCAAAGCGGCGGCAACCGCGTTCCGGTGAATGGCCGCATGCACATCGCTGTGCCGACGAAATACCTGCTGCAAATGGTGGGTGGCGGAGTGATTCCACAGGAACTGCGGCCACGCCAACTGCTGGGCGCGGTGGGCGAACGCTATACGCGCACCAAACGCAACGGCCAGATTGCGCTGACCAACCAGAAGCGGGTGCGGGGCATGGTGTTTTTTCTGTACCCGCCGGAGCCGCAGGCCAAGATGATCATGGGGCGCTATTGGACAGAGCGGCAGGCGTACCCGTTCTACCTGCTGATTGATGAGGCACGCATCCCCCCGCGCTTCCCGATGGAGCAGACGGTGATGGCGCTGGCGGAGAAAAACTTTCCTCAAAACTTCAGTAAGGCCGCCACCGAAACCATTGCGAATGATATGCTTCGAGGCAGCGGCCTGCAGGTAAAGCTCTAGCCGCCGGAGGGCTCCATGCGCAGATAGTGGCCCGTTTTTTTATTATTAGGAATCGCATTCATAGTGGCTTTGCACCAGCCCGGTGGAAGTTCCACCAGCGTACCAGCCAGCACGCGCAACTGCACCGCAAACGACTTTCTCATCTCCAAAACCAAAGCCGTTGTGAAATATGATGAAGCGACACTGACCGGAATCATCACCAACCAGTGTGCTACTTCTGCCGGTGTGGAGTTGAAGTGGACAGCCTTCAACGCAGATGGAACCGTCGCATTTTCATCGGAATTCTGGCCAGCCAGCACCACCAATATCCCGCCGCATACTGACTATGCCTTTGAAATGATGAACGCTGCGCCGCGGGGAAAATGGACCTATCAGGTCAGCCCAATATCCACCAGCGTTTGGTGATTCTAGTTACCGCCGAATTGCTGCATGGCCTGTGACATGGGGCCGCCCTGCGACATATCTTCCAGCACCGTATGCACCACAAACTGCCGCATCTCCGCGTCGTAGCTCACGCCGGTCTGTTTCATCTGCACCGGTTGTGAGGAGTTGTTGACATTGTTGATGGTGACGTTGGGTGTGGCGTTTGCGCCGCCGCCTTTGGCCAGGTCGGCCAGCGCGGAGTTGGGCGTGATGGTTCCCGGGCCGGAGGGGCTGAAAATCTCCGGGCCGCTTTCGCCCACCAGCGTGGGGCCCACAATGTCTCCACCATTCGCCGCGGCAGGGAAAGAAAGCAGCGGCGAGGAGCCAATCATCTCATCGGTTCCGGTATCGCTAAGCGTGAGACCAGCGGGGCCGGAGAAGCTGTTGCTGCCGGTGCCGCCGCCCATCATGCCGGCAAAGAGCTTGATGAGCGCCGGTTCACTGAGTTTGAGCGAGAGCCGCACCAGGTCACTGACCATGGAATCGACGGCCTGACGCATGGATTCTTTGCCGCGCAGCGCGCCCGAGGAAATCTGGTCGATAATGCTGTCGAAGGTCCCAGCAGCGTCGCGCGCCTCCTGCAATTTGGCGGCGTTCTGGCTCTGCAGTTTGGCGTCGCCCTGCTGCTGGATTTTCTGCACCATGGCCACCTCCGCCTTGGCCTGCGCCTCCGCCTTGGCCTGCTGCTGCTTCTGCACCTGCGTGGTGATGTCGGCCTCGGCGACCTGCTCACGGTTCACCAGCTCCGCCATCTCGCGCTGCAACTCCACCAGACGGCCTTCGGCGGCCATGCGTTCCTTGCTTTCCTCCGGCGCGGCGTTGCGCTGCCTGGTGGCCGTATCGGTCTGCTGCTGGATGAGGGCTTTTTCGCGCTCGAAGGCGTCTTTGCGGATGGAGAGCTCATTGTCGAGATATTCCTTTTCTGAAATCACGCCGCGCTCATACATCTGCTTGGCCATCGCCAGCCGTGTTTCTCCGTTGGATTGGGCGATGGAAAGCGAGGCGCGGGCCTGCTCCTCTTCCAGACGTGCTTTCTCCTCAAAATGTTCTTTGAGTGCGGCGGCGTCGCGGGCATACATTTCTGCGGAGTAGCGCGCATCGTCGTCCATGGCCTCTTTGCGCTGGGCTCCGCCACCAGCGGATGCGGGCGGCCAGACACGAGAAGCTTTCACCGGAGGCGCATTTAGCTTGGCGTTGATTTCATCCTGCACCTGGTTGTAATGCGCACGGTCCCGCGCTTCCTGCATATTCTGCTGGTTGATCTTATTGTCAGGCTGCGCATCCAGTGCAAGACGTGCGATGGGGTCAATCCGAAAATCCTTTACCCAATCGGTGGTCTGATTGAAAAACTTGCTCAGTGGCGGTTCAACGGCAGAGGTGATTTCCAGTGTCAGACCGGCAAAGCTGCCCTTGAGCTTGTCCACCGACTGATGCATCTCTTCCATGCGCTTCACGGTGTCATCGCTGAAAACTAGGCCGAGGTCGGTGGCTTCCTGCTTCAACTCCACCAACTTTGCTCCACCCTGGTCCAACAGCGGCAGCAGGTCGCGCCAGCCGCGGCCCAGCAGGGCCGATGCCGCCGCGAGCTTCTGTGGGCCGTCCGGCATCTCCTGAAACTTGGTGGCCAGCAACTGCATCATGCCGTATAGGTCATTGGCGTTTTCCTTCACCTCAGACTGCGAGATGCCCAGCGCGGCGAAGTTTTTGATGGTTGCCTTGTTGCCGTTTTCCGCCTCCACCATCGAAGTGGCGAGTTTTTTGCTGGCCATCGAGAGCGAGTCGAAGTTGACGCCGGTTTCATCGGCGGCATATTTCAGCGCGGAGAGATTGCCCACGCTGATGCCGGTCTGCTTGCTCATGTTGCCGAGCTGCACGCCCAGCTCCATCGTGGAAGTGACGGCCTCGCGGATGGCCTGCACCGCAGCGCCTACGCCCACTGCAATGCCCAGCGTGCCAAAGACCATCTGGATTTTCTGGCCAGCCGCAGCGAGGTCACTGGCCATGCTGCTGCCGGTGGCGGCGGTTTCGCGCATGCGAGCTTCAATCTGCTCCAATGCCTGCTGGGCGCCGGAACCGTCGCCCATAATCTGGATGGTAATGCCTGCCATGGTCTATCCCTTCTGCTTGCGAATCTGTTTCTGTATCCGGCGATACCGTTTCTCTGCAGCCTTCAATGCCTGTATGTCCGGCTTTTCGGCCTTCTCCGTGGTCGACTGCTCACCCAGCAACTCTGCGGCAGTGATGGGCTTTCCACCGGTTGCGCTGAGGTGGTAGGACATCCACACCGCGCGCTCCTGCAATTCCCGCTGCTGCTGCTGGTCCCAGCCTTCGGCCATCAGCCGGTATTCAAACGGCATCAGTCGCCAGTACTGCTCCGGCTGCAGGTGCAGGATGCCATAGGCCTGCCGCTGCTCGGCGAAGAAACCGCCCGGGTCTAGCTTTGCGACGGCATCTGCACCACGTTTTTTTCTGCCGCGACCGGCGCTGCCGCCGGTGCGTCTTTTCCCAGTTCAACCGGCGAAACAAACTGCGCTTTGGTCAGGGCCAGCATCAGCCGCTCGGCAATCATGCTGATGTCAATCGGCGTGTAGAGGTTGGAGGTGCCGTCCAGAGCCGGCTCGGGCAGCGGGCGGTTGGAGTCCTCCGCGTCGCGCTGCAGGCCGATGATGAGGAACTGCTCCATCACGTCTAGATCCCGCAGGGTGAATTCTCCGGCGGTGGAAGATAGCCCCAGCAACTTCTGCATGAAGTTGATGCCGAATTTCTGCACCAGCGTAAAGGTGGCGCGCTTGTCGAAGATGAGGATGCGGGGCTCGTCGCCATCCAACTGGATGGGAATGTGGCCGCGCTGATACTGGATGGGCTGCGTCATGCGCTGTTGTAGACCTGTTTGCGAAAAAGAGGCAAGGCCAGCCTTACGGCTGGCCTTGGTTGGCGGGGGTGTTGCGGGGCAAATTAGCTTTCAGCCACTCCGGCGGACGGTGCCAGCTGGGTGCCGAAGGTGAGCGGGCCGGTGCCCTTGAGGGTGACGTCGACCTGAACCAACTGGCCAACCTTTGCGCCGATTTTGTAGCCGGTGACGAAGGCCTTGCCGTACCACGCGCCGCGTCCGGTGACAGCATCGGGGAAGAAATTCCACTCCACTGCAGAAGCCGAGGAGCCGATGCCATCGAAAATCTGCGCAAGCTGGCTAGCGTCCTGGTCGATGTAAGCATATTTGCAGGTGGCGTCCCAGCTGCGGGTGCTGATGAGGCTGGTTTCATCGCCGGCATCATCTGTCGTGGTCGCTTCGACCGTCTTGGCCTTGCGGTTGATTTCCCATTCCATCAGGCCGAGCACCTGCGTCTGCGAACCGCTGGCTCCGGTGCTGGTTTGTGCGAGGTCGCCGGTAAGGCGGGTAGATGCGGGTGCGGTCATTTGCTGTCTCCTTAGTTGGCGGCCGCGCTCGGATCGTTCCGGGCGGTCGAAAATTCCGTTTCAAACGTCACATCGTGTGAAATCACGTCCTGCGATGCCGTATCAAAATGCCACTTCTGTGCCACTTCACGGGTGAAAACCACCAGCCCGCCGAGCGTTGGGTCAGTAAGCAAAGTGTTGACGGCCAGCAGATACAACGGGTCAATCGCCTTGTCCACCTGGTTGACTGCCGCGCCCATGCAGCGCACATCAAACTGAAAAATCCTATAACTCGCCGAAGTTGTGGAGCGCGAACGGTCCACCATGCTTTCCAGCGGAACAACATTGAACTGCGGGGCATTGGCGAGGGCGGCTGCGTTGTACGGGGTCAGTTGCGTGCGGCTGGCCGTGTACCCTGTGCCGCTCAGCGCGGCCACAACAGCATCCAGAATCCGCGACTGTACTGAATCCGCCACTGCTAAACCACCTTCAACGCGAAGCAGACGATGCTGCCATCCGCCTCCGCCGTGACCTTTGCAACCGTGTACTGCGTGCCCGCGACGGTGATACTGCTGCCCTCCACCGGCATGGGCGAAAATGCGTTGTACGGCAACGTCAACTCGGGAAGGGAAATATCCACTCCGCCGAATCCACCGCCCAGCCCCTGCAACTCCATGGGCTGGTCTAGCAAGCCCTGCACGGTGATGCCGTTGAAGGTGACCGCGACCCCCATATCTGCAAAGAATGCGCCGAGGTCGCTGTCACCAAATGCCATTGTTACGACTTCGCTTTCTGCAGGGGCGCTTCAATGACGCGGTCAAAGCCCTTGAGATAATTGAAGTCATGCTTGCTCATGGTGACGATTTCGCCGGTGGTCCGGTCCTTGCCATCGAATACCATGTCCACCAGAAGTTTTGCTGAGACTGTTCCCTGTCCGCCAAATGTGTTCAATGCCATGTTTTCCCTCAATGGTTCAGATTTTGTTGGTAAGGGGCGGTGGTTGCCGCCCCTTCCGGGTTGAACTGCGTTGGTTTATTAGCTGATGGCAATCTTCTTGTTCGCTGCGAAGGCTGCGATGTGGCGGATGGCGATGTCATGCAGCGAGCGCTGTGTGAGGACGATGGCGCCATTGCCGGCCTGCGTGTACGGGTCGACGATGACTTCCACTGCGCCCCAGTCCGCAAACACCAGCTGCGACCAGTCGCCGAAGATGGCGGTGTGCAGCACGGAGCCGGTAACGCCGGAGGCGGTGCCGTTCTTCGGAAGCTGGTTGGTGACGGCTGCCTTGTAGCCCAGCGGCCCCTCTTCCAGACCCATCGGGTCCTTGGCGCTGTCACCCCAGATCGGGATGGCATAGCCGGACGCGAACTTCGGTGTTCCCTTGAGCTGGCCGCGCACTTCCGGGGTGAACATCCAGCCGGAGGTGGCTGCATCGGCATTGGCCGCTGCGACCGTGGTCTCAAACAGGATGACGTCCGCGAAGTCCAGCGGAGAACCGCCGGAGCCGCCGGAGAATGCCGTGCCGGTGGGCGAGAGCAGTGTGAGGCCGGAAGCGCCCAGCAAGCCCTGCGGCTGGCCGGAGGAACCGGAGCCGGTCAGCGATGCCAAGTCGAGGCCGATGAGCCGGACCTTCGCCATGTCGGCGCGCATCAAGCCTTCCACATCGGGCGAAGCCTGTGCCAGCAACTCGATGTCCACACCGGACTGCAGGCTGTAGCGGTGCGGGGTGACGGAGATGTAATCCATCGCCAGGTCAGAAGCGGTGACGTTTGCACCTTCCGTGACCCAGTAGCCGGTTCCGGCTGCGCTCTGGCGAGGCAGACGAATCACGCCGGTCAGGCCGCCGAGGGTGCGGGCGCCCAACTGGATTGCGCGGGGACGGTTGCGCAGAAGCTCGATGACTTCCGGGCGAGTGACGGTGGAGACGGCGGCGGCTTCCGAGGAGATCTCAATCTGTCCGGTGGTCGCGGAGATGGCCGAGGTGCCGAGGGCGCGGAGCGTATCCAGCGGCATGATGGTTCCCTGCGTGTCAATCTTCATGCGCTTTTTCAGTTCCGTGCAGACTTCGCGCTCGAAACCGGCCTCTTCCTTGCCGTACATACCGGGCTTCGCGTCATTCACCAGCGAGCGCAGCAAGCGCACAACGGAGAACGTCTGGTTGCCCTTGGGGGAGGCCTCGCGCAGCAGGTTGCTGCCTACGGTGCCGACCTTGGTGATGTCATTGGCGTCGATGATTTTGCGCGAGACCTGCTCGCCAAACACATCGGCGGAAACGCCTTCTGCGATGGCCTTGCGGGCCTCATCGGTTGTGACGTACTTGGAAAAGTCCTTATCGGACGCGATGGCGAGAATGCGGTCGCGCCGGGCCAGTTCTGCGGCCCCGTTGTCTGTGACTACTGCCGTAGTGCTCATGGTTTTCTCCGTGGTTTCTGAAATCGCCGAATTTACGGCAGTAAGCCCGCGCTGGGCGAGAACGTCCTCGACTTCGAGCGGGAATTCTTCTGTGGCTGCGCGACCCACGCCAACGGTGGAATCTGCGGGGACGGTAACGAGGGAAGCGTCATAGGGCTCCCAATCGGTAACGTCGACATTGTCGGGCGCGTTGGGATTGTCCTCATCCTCCGTGCGCACCATTTTGTGAATGCGGTAGCCGGCAGAAGCGGACTTGAGGATGCCGTCGCGCACGTCCTGCAGCTTTTCCTGTGCCAGCGGCGAGTTGCCGAAGGTGGCAGTGACGCGCAGCACGCCGTCTTTGATTTCGTAATCATTGACCACACCGAGATGTTTGTCGGGGTCATGGTTGAAGAGAAGCGGCACGGTGCCGGACTTGAGGCGCGCTGTGCGGATATTCTCTTTTCCGTGCTTCAACACCTCATTGCCGAACCACTGGCGGGCGGGCTCTTCTGAGCTGAGGGCGAAGGTGACTGTGCGGGATTCCGCATCGGGCGTCTGCTCAATGGTGGCAGCGCGGCGTTGAAGCGGCAGCGAATTGGGAATCTTGTTCTTCACGCGGGGATGATGTGGCTGAATCGAAAAACGTGTCAAATGCGGGGTGTTGCGCCGGATGGGTGAGCACCCGGCGCGGGGTGGTTTAGTTCATCATGAAGTAGGCAAAGCAGCGCGGATTAGTGGTTGGCGCTGTGGTTTTGATGGTGAAGCTGGTTCCTGCCGTGCGCGAGGAAATAGTGGGCGGGGCAGTGGCCGGAGTGGTATTGCAGGTGACGCTGAGCGCGGT